GAGCTAAAGCTCATCGTCATACTCATTTCATTTCGTATGATATTTCTTTCTAAGATATAATTTTTATTATGATTAGTTATTACCCTGTTTTCAGTCGCACTTAGCTTGTTACAGCCAAGTGCAAAAAAAAAGCTAAAGGTCATTACCCCGCTCCAGATCGCTCCGTTATAGTGAAACCTAATATAGGCAGAGGCGGTCTTGCGCTACCCCTTTACTCACTGCTTAAGACGCAGAAACTCCAGATGCTATAACGTCAACATTACTGGATATCCGTGGGTTACAATGGCACAGTAGAGCCCACTCTTTTGGTTTGTTTTGCCTCAGCAAGATCCGACGGTACATATTGCTATGCACAATCTCAATGCTTTTGATTAGGAGGCTATATTATGACTGGTGTCTATTAAGGGATTCTACAAGTGCCTTGGATCCGCCTACACGGACGTTTATGATGCCGTTGTAATATTCATCTGTTTCTAGCACTTTACGATCGAACTGTTCACGAGCTTCTAAGTAACTCATTTCGCCTCTGCCTGTGCAGAAGTAAAGTATTTCTCTTGTAAAGTTCTCTGGGCCTAAATCTTCTATATCTGCGTTCAACTTGTCACTGCTGCCCCAATATGTGCGCCAGTCACTTTCTTTAGTTGATCGTCTCTTGTTCTTTTTGCCTTTGAGGGGTTTTTTAGTTACTTTAAATTGTGCCAGTTTTTTGCCAATGTACTTTTTGCCATTCGTGGTGTTGGTAATGAGATATACGAAACCTACGTATTCCTCTGGTATTTGTTCAATAAGTTTGCCTTGATAAGTCCATTGCATGTTAGTATATAGCAACTAGTATATATGCCGAACTTGGCTAATGTCAACCTAAATATACCTCTTTTTTAAGATTTCCCAAGTTTGTTGATATCCTCGATCAATTTGATGAAAATGTGTACTGGCTTGCGCCGCACTATAATCATTGCCGCCTGGGTAACAATTGTCTCCAAAAAAGATTGTTCTTGTGTCTGTATAGTGTTTTAGTACTTGACTTTTGTCACATCCTTGAGGGAAAATATCAATACTAGTTTCTCCTGCAACTTGTGCAACAGCATCGTCAAACATTTCATTAAACGCCAATGACACCAACTGTCTTCCGTGATGGTGTTGTTCCCATTCAGCATATCTAGCACGTTGATCCCAGTCTGCATTTCTTCCTACAATACTAAAGTTTGCAGTACCAGTTCTTTGTTCAATATGGTTACCAGTTTTCTCTGGATAATCTATACTGTCTACTTGTTGTTGTAAAAAGTCATGTTGCTGTTGAGTGAGTGTCCATGTGTTTTTATGGTGTTCTTGACTACCAATAAACACATGATTGCCGCTACAATGATATACCCTTTCAAAAGCATTAGTAAGCTCTAAACCAATCTGTTCTACAGTTTTTGGTCTGTCACTGCCTGTTACAATTACACATTGATGATTGTTTACAAACTCCAGCATCACTTGTTCAAACTCTGGATCTATTTGTTTTCTTGGATCGGTTAGTGTGCCGTCTACATCAAAAAGGAACTTCGTCATCGTTTTCTATCTCTTTCATTTGTACTGGATACCATTTGTAAAGTATATCTATTGGCATGCTGTATTTGAGTGATTTTGTATTGATAGACTTATTAGCATATGATGATGTCGTTGCATATGTGTTGTACATAGAAGCATTATCCACAATAGATAATGTTGTATCTCCTAATAAAGGAGATTCTGTTTCTAACCAAGTTTCAAAATCATCGTCAGCTTTTTGACCTTTGTTATTAAAGCTATCAATGTGTATTGTGTATTGGTCTTCGTTGTGATCTCTCATAGTTTTTTTCCAAAAAGTTTATAAAATATGTCTATAGGTAGTATCTTCTTTGTTAATAATTCTTGTGGATGATATATAATTTTACGACTAGATTGCGAAGAACCAAAGTCTCTTTCATATACAGTTTTGCCTCCGTCTGGGCTTTCATATATCTTAGGATTACTCGACATCTACAAACTCTGTATCAGTACTAAATGTAGTAAAGCCACCTTCTTTAATAACTTGTAGTATTGTGTTTACACGACCTACTAGTTCATCTCTGTGTGAGATTAGGAAGATATTTTTGTTGCGTTCACGCTCGATTTTTTTAAGTACACTCAGTGCAGCATCCACACCATTTGTATCCATGCCACTGTCAATAAGTTCGTCAATAGCAAGGAAATTTATAGGTGTGTTCATGCTTTCAAACACATCTCTAAATGCCCAACTAAGGCCAAGTATAAGTCTATTGCGTTCACCTCTGCTCAAGTTATCAAAGTCTAGTTCTCTACCTAGCTCTGTGATTTCAACTGTAAGATCAGGTTGGAACTGTACCTCATGTGGTAATCCTAGTTTAGTCAAGTAGTAAGCAAGTCTGCTGTTTAGATACTGTAAGTTTTGTTCAATGATACGTTTGCGGATAAAACTATCTTTGTTTGTTAACAGTTTGTACAAGAAGTCCTGATGATCTTTCATTACTGTTAGATCATTCATATTATTCCAATCAACTTCTTGTAGTCCAGTTTCTTTTAGTGCATCAACTTGTTCTTGATACATATCAGTTTCGTTAGCAATACGTTTTGCTTCTGTGTTTAGATTATTAACAGTGTTTTGGTGCTCTAGTGCTTCTTGTAGTTTGTTATAGTGTGTAACTGGAATTTGTCCAAGTTCTCCTAGTTGTACTAGTGCATCTTCGTATTCTGCTTTGAGATTTGTATCATCGTCAATATGTTGTTGAGATTCTTTTACTGCTTCTTGTTTTGTCGCAAGAATCTCTTCGTGTTGTACATCGTGGATACTTTGCCCACATGCATAACATTGATGTTGTTCAGTTGCTAACAGATCTTTTTGTGCTTTTTCTAAACGCTTTTGTTCTCTAGTAATACTGTTTACTAGCTTTGCAATTTCTGCTTCTAATGTGTTTACTTGTGTTTTCTTATCGAGGTAATCAGTTAGTAGCGCATGATTGTTAAGCTCTGTTTGTATGTCTATCTTTTCGAGTGTGTTGACTTGCTGTTGGATACTTTCGACATCAGACGTTTGTTTATCTCGCCATATTTTTTGCCGTCGTTCCAGATCACCAATACTTTTTTCAATTCTGGCATTTGCTTCTTCAACTGCGTTAATTCGATATTCTTCTTGTTTGATTGCATCTTTGGTCAGCCTTTGCTGTTCTTTTAGTGCCTCTGCTTTTTCACTAAGCATTGTTATGCCTAGTAATTGCTCGATGATCGCTCTTTGATCATTTGCCCTCATACTAAGGAAAGGCTCTGTGTATGTGTTAAGTGCAACAATGTGCTTGAACATGTCATGACTCATACCAAACAGTTTTTCTATTTGTGCTTGAGTTTGACGATTCTCGCCTTGTGCTTCGTCTTCGTCAACGTTCTGTTCGTTGACATAGTATTTAAGCACATTGGGCTTACGACCTCTTTCAATGCGATATTTTGTGCCTTCTACCTCAAAATCCAGTGTAACCAGCATACTTTTGCTGTTTGTTTTGTTTACAAGATTATCTTTGCGTATGTTAGTGAGTGCGTTTCCATATACAGCATAACTTAGTGCATTAATGATAGTGGTCTTGCCTGTGCCGTTACGACTACCATCTCCCCCTAAGTCTAAGTTATTGCCCAACACTAATGTTAAGCCATTGTCAGTAAAACGCACAGATTGCGTTACATTACCAACACTCATAAAATTCTTTACGGTAATATTGTTAAGTGTAATCATAGGGAATTATAAATGTCTACAAGGATCATTTTGTTTATCATTTCGCTGTCTACAGCGTTTAAACTATTGTACACGATTTGGTCTACATTTTCAACCTCAATGTCGTCTACAACTTTCCAATCCTGTGTATGCTCTTCCTTTTTGCTAGGGATCAACGCTATCTCTCTAACGTTGTACTGTTGGCTGAAAGTTTCTTTAATAAAACTTGCTTCTTCATAACTGATATTGATATCCAATGTAGCACGACAATATGTGTGTTCATTGAGAATCTTTTCAGGTTCGTCTATTAGTCTACTCAGAGGCACAGTTCTATATCGCGGTCCGGGGTAATCAATATACTCAGGCACACCATTCCATTCTAACTTCATCATGCCTCTATCGTCATCCCATGTGTCTGCATAGTTGTGACCAAATGGGCTACCCAAATAATGTACGTTGCCTTTGGCTTGACGTTTGTGAAAGTGTCCACTAAACACATACTCAGGACCTTGTAGATGTTCTGCATTTAGACTTCCATGATCTGGCATTTCTACCATAGCATTCATTTTAAAGAACGGAAGTTCAAAATGACCAAACATATATCTACACTTGGTCTTTTGTAAATTTTTCCATTCATCTCCTACTAACCAAGGTACAAGTGCAATATCATCTTGCACTAACATATCTTCAACTAGCGTAACATTATCAAACAATCCTGCATATGGTAAACTGTTTAAGTCACGTTTCTCACGATAGTATAGGTCATGGTTGCCCATAATCATATACACTTGTTTGAATGCACGACTTAGTTTGCCTACATTCTCTACACTGTGATTGAGTGTGCTAACATTTACACTTGATCTGTGATGGTGCCAGTCTCCGAGAAAGATGCAAGTTTCGCAATCTTCGCTTTGTTCAATGAACCAATCTACAAAGTCAGCACAGTCTCGATTGTGTTGTTTGCTGTTGTTTTTGTTGCCAAAATGTATGTCTGTAAAACATGCGGCTCTATTAAAGAATGTCATGGGTCTCCGTTCAAAGAAGTTATAACTTCTCTTATACTACTGTCGATAATTGAGGATGTCAACCTATATGTTGAAGCCGTGTTCTTTACGTTCTTTGTCGGCTTGTTCGTCCCATTTAGCACGTTCTGCCATTTCGTGTTCGATTTGGCGTGTCCAACTGGGCATTTGTCCATTTTGTTGTAGTAGGTCATCTCTAATGTTTTGATTACGTTTTTCCAAGTTCAACACTCTTGTAAAACTGTTGGTAACTGCGGCTGTATAGTAAGCAAATGGGTTTTGACTTTTAAGTTCATTGAACTGTAGTCCAATTTGACTTAGTTGCAGCAGTGCATGACTGCGCATTTCGTCTACATATGTATAGCCACGCCAGTTACTGCGCATACTGTAACGTTCACATAGTTTAATATACATCTTTGCTAGATTGTTTGTGATCTTACCATGCTGTGTATTGAACTTTCCGTTATCAAATCCACCTTCCCAGTGACTTCTAACACATTCTCTAAGCTCGCCATTTACATATGCATAGTGCTTGAATGGAGGAAAGTTACATTTGCTGTGATGATCTGCTACAGTTTTAGGCTTGCTTTTTCTGCCAGGCTCTAGTGGTACATGATCAAATGTCATTAATCTAAACACAAGACTTTTTTCGTCAATTGTGTCTGGGTCTACTTTGTGACTAATTTGTTTGGGTTTTTGACTAGCTTTACGAGCACCATCATACCATTCATGGAATGCAGCTTCGTATGCTTGCACACTCAATTGATGCGCTCTATTTTCTTTAGCTAACTGTATAAATTCAGGATTATTAATATCTTCGATAGTTTCTACTATTACATCGAATCTTGCATACTCGTCGTCTATAACACTACAAAAGGTAAGTTTACTTTTGTGTATCTCTTTGAGCATGTCTTTGTTGTTTAAATAATTTTGTTTCCTCATTGTAGTTCCTTATTTTCTATAGTATAATGTCAATAAACTAAGATGTCAATCAGTACGCATTTAATTCAGCTATAAATACATATATAGGAGAATCCAATGAGATATGTACAACTGACAGAAGATGTGGCTACGGATATTGCTGTTTTTTATGGCGGTAGATTTCAGCCTATGCACAAAGGTCATCATAAAGTTTATATGGATCTAGTGGAACAGTTTGGTTCCTCTAACGTATTTATCGCTACTACAATAGCCAAGAATGCAACACCTGAAAAGGATCCATTTAGCTACGAAGAGAAAACTGGCATTATGCAAAACATGTTTGGTATACCTGCTAAACAAATTGTACAAACCAGTCCATACAGACCTGATGTTAGTTTAACAGGCAAAAACCCTGCTAACACTGCAATTGTATTAGTGTTCAGTGCCAAAGACGCAGGGAGACTAAAAGGCGGAAACTATCTCAGAGATTATGAACCAGGAGCAGAAATGGTTCCAGGTGATCAAGCAGGATATATACTAGAAGTACCAATACAAGAAGGTGGCATGAGTGCTACTGATTTTAGAAACGCAATGAAAAATGATAGTCTAAACGATAATCAAAAGATGATGAAGTTCAGAGAATTTTTTGGAAGTATTAATCAACAAGTGTACGAATTTATTAAAGGAAAACTAAATGGCAGTGCTAGCTGAAAATAGAGCGAGACTTACACTTGCACCCGGAGGCCTTCGCAGACAAGGCCCGCCCAGTAGTAGTGGTGCATCAGGTACAACTGCTTTTTACTTTAATGGACCTGCAAGTCCTCTGAGGAAACATAATGGTATATTGTTTCCTTATCAACCTGACATAACTTATAGTCAAAGTGTAAACTATAGTCCTTATGACATGACACACACTAACTATACATATAATGCTTATAGAAATACACCTAGTCCTACTATGCAACTAACAACTCAGTTTGCTAGTATTACACAAGAAGAAGGCGAGTACACACTTGGTGTACTACATTTTTTGCGTAGTGTTAGCAAGATGTTTTTTGGTAAAAACGATTTAGGTAAAAGTCCTAGTTCAGGTACTCCTCCTCCTGTACTACGTTTTAGTGCATTTGGAGAACAACAGTTTAACAACATACCTGTTGTGCTAGAAAGTTTTAGTACAACATATGACAGCAGTATAGATCTCAAAGATATTAACGGAACACAAGTTCCTACATTGATGAACTTCTTTATTGGCATGAGCATACAAATAAATCCAGATAGACAAAAACGTGTATATAGCACACACAATTTTATTAATGGAAGCGGATATAAGGATGGGTTCATTTAATGTCAGTAGAATATAAATCCACAAGTAGTTACAGTCAAACCACAGTAAATTTAAAATATTTAGGTTTGTTACAACCTATTATTGTTCAAGATGAATTAGATGAAAATCAAACTACACTTGTAATACAACCAAAATATCACAAGAGACCTGATATCCTAGCATATGACATGTATGGTAGTAGTAGACTATGGTGGATATTTGTACACTATAATAGAGATTCTATTAAAGATCCTATAATGGATTTTACAAGTGGTAAAAAAATACAAGCGCCGAAAACATATAAATCATCCGGAAATAGCTAATGGCTAGTAGAGATTATATATACCAAGAAAATATTCTTAACAGTTATGACAACTACACTTATAAGTGGACCATGTATATGGTTCATCCTCAGAATGCACATAGGTTTGAAGAGAACATACGCAAAAAACAAGTAGTTGTACTTGCGGAGAGTGGTGTTGAAAGTGAAATCAACATACAATCTGTTCAACAAAATATGGTACTTGCATTTAAAAATAACAAAGATAGAAACGCACTTGCTAATATGTTTGTGTTTGATTTAATTGAACCAGGCGGAGCTACACTGTTTAACAGAATATTATTAGCAGCGCAGAAATTAAAAATACAAAATCATCTTCATGCTTGTTATCTACTAGAACTAAGATTTGTAGGATATGATAGCAATGGTGTTGCAACTAATAATATAGTAGGGCCTTACTATTATATGACAAGTATGTCACAACTAACATTTGATTATAAAGAAGGAGCAACTTCTTATAGAGCAGATATGATTGAAACACACCAAGATGCATATAAAACAACTAACTTACATATTAAAGGACAGTTTACTATTAATAATGTAAACACATTTGGGCAATTTTTAGATCGGTTGCAAGAAAAAATAAATGAGCAATCTCTTTCAAAGACTGTGTTAAGTCAGAATCAACTATTACCCACTGAATATGTGTTAGATGCAAGAGGAGATACAGCAGAATGGAGAAATTGGAAATTTGGCCAAGCTGCGCAATCAGGTGATACTAGTCTAAAAAGCACAAGTGTTAGTGGAGATGGTACACTTACATTTACTTTTAAACAAGGCTCAGCAGTGAATACTGCAATTGTTATAGCACTAATGCAAACAGTAGAATTTAGAAAATTGCCAACCTTCAGCGGAGGCTTCCACAAAGACAATACAGATGATGGAGAAGCAAAAGCACCAACTTTCTCAGAATTAAGTAGCTGGTTTGTTTTCGATACTGATGTAGAATATAAAGAGTATGACGAACTTTCTAAAAATTATCAACAGAAGATTACATTCTTTTTGAAAAAATTTGCCGCAACTGAAGTTATACACGATCCTGTTAGTCATCAACAAATGCTAGGCAGTTCGAGTATTCAAGTTAACAGAATGAAGAAAATTATTAAAAACGGTTTACTAAGAAAACGTTTTGATTACACATTGACAGGAATGAATACAGAAGTTCTAAATTTAGATGTAACACTGAACAACAGCTATTTTCAATTACAAGCTATTAATCATGGAAAACTTACAAATAGATCAAATGCACTAGCAGGAATGTCAGAGGAAAAGCAGGAAATAAACATACTAAAAACAGATGCTCAGAGAATGGCTAAGGAGCTATCGCAACTTGAAAGTCAATTATCATCAGCTCAAAAAGAACTAGAAGCATCAAACAAGTTAGCCACTGGAGAAAGAGAGCTTTCTCAAAACGATGCCAGAGATAGAATTTCACGACTCGAATCTGAGATTAATATTAAAAAAGAAGAAGCAGCTAATGCACTCAATCTTGCTACAGAGGCATTAGAAGAATATAGTAAACGAAATACAAAAACTCAGAGATTACCAACTGTATTACAGAGATATATTACACAAGATGATGTTGCATTAAAAAATAATAGCTCAGATAATCCTGCTATACTTTCATTTAATGAAGGTCCGGTGACTAGTACTGCAACAGTAGGAGCCGATGATGGTGATACAACAAGTGCAGTGATGTTAGGTGCAGTCGAACTTAATCTCAATACTTTAAGTGACCTAGTTCAACAACAAATACAAATAAGAGGTGATCCTTACTGGTTAGGTAAGCCAAAGAGTGCATCTCAAAGATTACAAGTAACAGATAGAATTGATATAACTGACGATAAACAAAGTGCACCATATCAACGAGGCGGACTAAACTATTTCTTAAACTTAAACTTCCCAACATATCCTGATCAACAAACAGGTCTAATGGATGTAAGTGAACAGAATTTTGGCATTATAGGAATATATCGTGTTGTAAGAGTTGATGCTAGTTATAGTGATGGTCAATTTATAATGACATTAGATGCATTCAGAGATACAAGTACTAATGTAGGTCTTACCATTGATATCTTAGAAAAAGGATTTATAGACACTGCTGAAACTAAAACACAAGCTGAGCGTTTTACTGATGAAGCAGATGCACAAGAACCTGATCCAGAAAATGATGTTCTCTCTAACGAACCCGGCGGCGACGAAACAGCTCCTCCTGCTAGTGCTGACGGCACAGGAGTAGTTACAGAAAGTCAATCAAGTGTAGCCAACACAAGAAAATTACCCATTGACTCTGAACTTAAATCTATACTAGCTAATGCAGGTGCTGCCGCTGGCGTAAATGTTGATGTTCGCAGTGGTGGACAAGATAGCAGTACAGGTTTTACAGGCAGTGATAGACACAACAACGGAATGGCTGCAGACGTAGCACTCAGAGACAGTACAGGAAGAAGGTTAAGTTTAGACAATCCGGCAGATGTTCCTATCATACAAAACTTTATAGCACAAACCAAACGTTACGGTGCTACAGGTATTGGAGCAGGCAACGGATATATGGGAGATGATACTTTCCACATTGATATAGCTGATAGTGTAGGACAAGGAGCTCCAGGCTACTGGGGAGGACCATTAGACAATGGCACATTCAGAGCAAGAAACGCTCCGCCGTGGCTAAGAGATATTTTTACAGGATGAAGACATGAGAAGAAGCGGACAAAATACTAGTGATGGCAACGGTACATCTAGACAATATAAAAATAAAGATAATATCGCAGGTTTTGGTAATTTTGAAGGACTATACCTGGGAATGGTTGTTGAAATTGTAGATGATAGATATGAAGGCTATTGCTATGTAGAAATATTTGGTCAAGAACAATTTTCATCTAAATCTGAAAATCCTGAAGCTAGAAAAAATTATGTAAGATGTAGACGAGCTATGCCTTATGGCGGCAGCTATCAAGCTCCAGATCACGCAAGAAGCTACGGTATGAGTACACATCCTCCTGCTCCAGGAACAGAAGTGATAGTTGCATTTACAAGATCAAATCAAGAAGGCATTATACTTGGAGTTCTAGCAGATACAGGAAGAAATAGTAGTTATCCTGACAATGCTGTGAGTTTTGTAGAAGATAAAGAGAATGAAATTGCTCCTACGTTTGAGCAAGGTGTTGGAAAGAAGCAAACTAAAAATACCAGACCTAGACATCCACTGTCTGGAGCACTTGCAAATCAAGGACTAGGTCTTGACAGTGTTCGAGGACTCAGTAGTAGTAGTGCTAGACGAGAAAGTCCAAGTAATGTATTTGGATTTAACACGCCTAGCGGTCACAGTTTAGTACTTGATGATGGTACAGTAAGTAAAAGTGAAAGAAGTTTATGTCCTGACCCTGACAGACAAGCAGGCAACAGTAATTTAGTTAGACTACGCAGCGCAGGCGGCGCTCAAATGTTGTTCAATGATACTGCTGGTATTGTTTATGTAATAAATCAAGCAGGCAACAGCTGGGTACAACTAAGCAGTGATGGTAAAGTTGATATCTATAGCAGTGGTGATATTAGTATGCACACTGAAACAGACTTTAACTTGCATGTAGGCGGTGATTTTAATTTAGATGCCGAGTGTGTGAATATTAAATCCAGAGGCGAGTGCGGAACAAAATTTGAAACTGTAAAAGGTGAGTTTAATCTACACAGTGCTAAAGATATTAAATTCACCACAGACTTAAATCATCATTTGGTTGCTAAAGGCACAAGTAGAACAACTGCTCCATTGATAGATTTGAATGGTCCTGCGGCGACATCAGCAACAAAGACCACTAACAACAATATTACAGTTAACAAAACAGTGAAACAAAGTATTACAAGTAGAGTTCCAGAAGCTGAGCCTTGGGGCGGACATGCAGAACCACAAACTCCTGTTGCAAGTTGTGCAAGTACTAATCTAGACCTTAAAGGTGTTGATATAGATCTCAGTAATATTAGTAATACTAATACTGATTCTGACAATCGAGTCGGACGTAGATCTGGGTCTGGATTGTCAGACGATGGGTTTGATAGTAATGCAACATATCAAACCTATTCGTCACCGGGCACTAGTCCTGATTCAGATGATGACAATGTTGGTATGATCTCAGATAATAATATCTCAGGGTTAGTTGGTAGACCTGCAACCGAAGAAGAACAAAGACTTGGTATGCGACAAAACAAATCAGGATATATATCTGTTAAAAGCGCCACACCTGCAGAACTTAATGTTAATCCTAGAAAAGGGAGACCTTTTTAATGACACTTGAACAAGTTAATAAAAAGTTTCAAACTGTATGGGAAGACTTTATTGTGCAAAATACATCATTGTACAATACTCAGTTGCTACTATCAGATTTAACCGCAAGCGACGATTGTAAACTTACTGCACTTAATTTTAGTAGATACCATGGTTATGTAGGCACAGGTTACGGAGAAAGTTCGACTAGTGTTGGTGTAACTGAACAACAAGCATATGATCTTTGGGACAGTGAATTTAATAGATATCAAAAAATTGCAAAAAAACAATTACTGTCTAAAAATATTGTACAAATGAGCCAAACAATGTTTGATGCACTTATATTGTTTAATTGGACAACAGGTAATTTATTTTACAGTAATGCCACAGAAGGTCAGTACAATATGACCAACGCAATCTTAACAAAAGACATAGACACAGTAGCAAATATGATGTCTAGAAGTGTTATGAATAAAGAAAAGTGTATGCGGTGTGCTAGTGTACTGAGACTTGCAGACTACGGAACCAATAAAAACAGATCATGGATGCGCACCAACGGCATATATTATATGAGAGATCAGAATGAAAAGAACTTGTTGACTGATGCACAACTCAAACGTGCAAGATTTGCATACTATGCAGAAACACTGAAGTTTTTACCATTTACTCCTGAAAGTATAAAACGAGACATTGCTAAACGCTACAATCAAACACTAGTAAATCAAACATTCACATACAGCGGATCTAATACATTTACTATGGATACTAGTTTTAGTATGGATCCAATTGAAAAACTAGAAGTAAGACTCAACGGAGAGATATTAGATCATCTATTTGACTTCACAGTGAGTGATTTAGTTGTTACTATTACAAAAAGCATGACAAATGGCGATATTATACGTACTCAGATCAAAATATAAAAAGTAGCAGTTAATTTTGCCATAAATATTAGTATGGCAACATACATCGGATATAGCACAATAGACACAGTCACAGGCAGTAAAACATTAGAAGATGTTGATATTGCAAAACGTGACTTGATGAATCATTTTTACACCCGCAGAGGCGAGCGTGTAATGAATCCAACATTTGGTAGCATACTACCAGAGTTGGTTTTTGAACCATTGGATTATACAACAGAAGCAGAAGCACTAGACGATGTAAGCACAATAGTAACTAACGATCCTAGGTGGAATGTTTTAGAAACACTGTTGAACAAACCCAATTTT